ATATGAAATTATAGATGCACCAGCAGACAGTGCTTCGGTAGTTCTTGTCTTCGCTCGTTGTAAATCAACATCTTCATTTATAGCCATAACATTCGCTGTTTCAAGAGTAATTGTGGTAGCAGTAACAGCCTCGATAGTCCCAGCAAAAGCGTTAGAGTGGAATACTGCATCTCCTACCTTGAATTTGGTTGTTGCATCAACGCTGTCTACTGTAATTACTGTTTGAGTCCCAGCACCAAAATTGGTTTCATTAACATCTACTCCTGATGATTCTAATGAAGCGCTGGTGAGCATGGCTTCATCAGCATCTTTTACATCATAGGTGCTCTCACCTACAATGACTGATTCCATACCAAGGCAGTAGTAGAGCCATCGAGGGTTGTGCATGTTGACCTCAAAGGAGCCACCTTCGTTGATGAAGCGACCCGGAACCTGTACTGATACATCTCGACCAAGCCCAACAACATGGTAACGCTTGAGATCTACTCGTGTTTCAGGTAGTGTAATCGCAGTTGTAATACCAAGAAACTGGTCAAGTAAAGATGATTCAGAGGTTTGATTAGCATTATCATGGTAAGCCATATTTACATCAATTGATGGGAATTTATATGGATGAAATACAAGAGTATCACTCCCAGCGGATACAGCAGATGTGGCTGTAGAAAGTGCAGGTGTGACTGTAATTGTATTTTCAGTATCTTCATTGTTTGATACTACTGTAAATGTTTTTCCAGTAGCAGCGTTATCATCAGCAGTAAAAGCGTTAGTTCCAATAATAGTCATCTTTACTCCAACCAACATACCTCTTGGTATCTGAGGATCTCCACCTGACGCTATGGGCATAGATGCTGCACCTCCAGCAAGTGTGATTAAACTGGTATTTGCACTTGCATCCGTACTCGTATGAGTAAAAGTAAATGATGTTATTGAATCATACGTTAACACTAGACCACTCTCATGACCAAATGAAATTTCAGTTAAATCGCCCTTGTATACTGTGGATGGTGGCATGTCTCTCGCCTCATGGGATTAGTTCCGCAAAGATAACTACTTCGATCTGAAAGGTCATCCTAAATAGTACTTTAGTTCTATCAGATAAATCGGTGCGTGTTTTGAACACCATTCGATCGAAGTTTGTGCCATCGCCCTTGCGTTTTAGATGGACGAGGCGACGTATTTCGTTTTCCATCAATTTTAGATGCTCACGACCACGAGTTGTACGGCAGTCTACGGTGATATTGACCCTTGTAGTAACAAAGTCATAGAGTAATTCCGGCGTCTCTTCGTTGTGTGCCGTCTCGTAACAAAGGATGTAATCTTGGCGCGACATATCAAGCCTCTTACCTTTCTCAGGAGTGAGTGTAGCAACATCAGCAATCACTGGTTTGATGTTCCCAGTGTTAGCACGATTCCAATCATCAAGCACATTAAGGACAGAGTCAAGTGCTTCCGTAAAAGTTGCTACCATTATTCAGCCCCCCTCATTAGTGCGTCCTTATCAGGGAGTAATAAACCACCACGTAAAATTAGTTTACGCTCTTGAAGTAAAGGAGATTCTACCAACATAATTTTATCCACTCTATCCATGGTTTCTTGAACAGCCTCTTCTGGTATTATACGACCATTTCTTCTGTACCCTTCATTGGTTTTCATGATGCCATCTAAGGCTAACTCTTGTGCCTCTTTCATTTTTCTAAACTCTCTAGGCAATTGAGTGATAACTTCTTTCAATTCTTTTTGTACGGAATCTTTGGAGTAGTCCGTGACCATGTCACGATATATGTCCTCAAAAAGACCTCTATCCATTATTCAAACACCACTATCTCTATGTAGCGAGATAGAATCTTATCTACTTCTTGTTGAAGAAGTTGGATTTTAGCCGCTATGTCTACGTTCTGTGTGCCTTCTGGAATTAACACACTTCTATCATCAGACATCAATAAGTCAATCGCAACCATCTTAGTTGCTGCCTCTTCGATGGCTTTCTCTAAGTAACGCTCACCATAAATATAAGCACATTTGATAGCGTTATACTCAAAGAAAGGATAAGAGTTGTTGAAGTAAATAATACCCATTTCATGATCGAACCACCAATCTCTCAAACGACCAACATCTCCACTACTACTTCCGCCTTGAAGGTCTACTTGGAGGATGTTTTGAGTTATTTGTCCTCCAATATCGCTGAGAGCGCTTCCCACAACGATAACACAGCCAGTGAAAGATGTCGCAGTCGTTCCGGTGTACCGAAAGACATCACCACTAGCATCTACACAAACACCAGCCTTAGCAAAGCCACTTGTGGAGTCTACGTTAATTGTAGTTGAATCGAGACTACTAAAAGTCGCAGTATTCACTTGAGTTTGGTCAAGAGAGATTGTAGAGTCAGTGGTTACAACAGAACAAGTTTCACCAGCCTTAACAGGACGCATACTAGAAACTTTTACTGTTCCAGTACCATAGTCAGCGTTTGCTGTAGCAAGGAATTCATTGTGAACCGCAACATTACTTGTAGAGCCTTCAAGTGTAAAGGCTGGAGCAAAATCTACTGCTGCTTTACTAACTCGGTCTTCTTTGTTAATGAGATCGGCTAGATTTTGTGCAGTGGTAGTTGAATCAAAATCAGCACGCCATTCAGTTGTAGCCGTCCCAGCAGTAAGAACAGCAGCACTTCCGTTACCCGGCGATATTACAATTGAGCCACTAATTGCTCTAACATCTTCTGGTATTTTGATACGAACTTCTGCACCACATATCTCACGATAATCATCACCCTGCCATAGTTCTATGCGAAGCATTTGTTGTATATTACGGAATAAAAGAGGGGCTGTACCTACATAATCAGTATAATATCGTCTTCTGTATGGTTTGTAAGTATCAAAATGAATGTATTCTGCACTTACAAGATATGGTCTCCAAGCATTATGTGTCATGTTATCTATCTTATCTTGAACTTCTTTGATACGAGTTTCTACGATAGACTTAGTCATACCTCGTTGACGCCCCACTGCACCATTAGAGAATGATGCTGTATTCTGGACATATGCATTATCTGCTGCTTGATAATCAGCGTGAGTAAACGAGCCAGTGAATGCAAGTTTTACGCCACTCGCTCCACCGTTACTGATTGCAGTGATAGTCTTCTCGATACCAAGAGCGTCAGCATCGCTGTAAATAAGGAGGACATCTCCAACTTCAAATCCTATTGTGCGGTAATCTGCGCCAGTAACAAAGACGCCGTCAGAAACAGAATCAGCAGAGACAAGCACAGCGTCTTGAGGACCAATAGCAAGGAAGTCAGCAACTTTTTGAGCAGTGGTGTAAACAATTGCATCAGGATCGAGAGGCCGCGTTTCAGGCTCACCGGGACTAAAGACAACTGGCATCTACTCCCTTGCCCCCTCATCTCGGTGACCAAGGTTATATTCCATGGGCTTCTTACAAGTTGCACATGTTTCTCGCCACAGGAAGTGGAGCATACCACAATGTTTGCAACGAGTACCAGAGCCAATATTTAGAATATCAGCAGCCTCGCTATTTCGATTACGTTGTTGTTGAGTAATACCCTTGAGAGGATTCTTTTCATCTATCTCAACTAAATCAGTTAAGTCAAGAGAAACATCAGAACGGATGCCTTGTTTTTGCATTCTCTCTATATCAGCGAGGTCAATCGTTTGCAGATCGAATCCCATACATTCCCCTCACTCTCAACTGGTTGTTACGATAATATAGATATTACCAAGAATGCAATGAGGGTCAGCGGATACGCAAGTATTACTCGCAATAGCATCACTAATCGCCGTAGCGATTGCAGTTCTTGCTGTGGTATCAGCGAAATCCTTCGGTGGGTAAGGACCAAGAATTGTTACTGACTTTGCCATCTAATCACCGCCCTCAAGAGCGGCGACCAATCACGACGAAAGTTCCACCAGCGGTGTCCATACCAGTAAAAGGTGGGAACACAGTGATTGTAGAGCCACTAAAAGTAAAGTTATCATGAAGTCCACCACTTACAGCAGCGTAAGATGTACCATTAGCGATATCAATATCTTGATGTTTTACTAATGCAAGTGCAGAGTTCAATATTACAGCGTCAATTGATGCTAATAATCCACTCAAATCAATACTTGTATCAGTCGCTGCGTACGATCCTGTTACTATCATTCGGTCGCCAAAGTATGTTGGTCTTGGGTCTATTGTTACTGCCATTTAATCACCTATTCTTCTTCTATTGACTCTTCTACGAGTGCTTCTGTCTCTTCCACTCCGTCAGGACTCATAACTGTTGCTACGAGTTCAAGTAGTGTGGACTTTGTTGCATAGCCTTTTGGCTTGATATCATACTTAGCCAACCATGCTGAAATATCTTTACGAGACCAGCCTTCATCAGGGATTCCATCATTTCCTATATCGACGGATTCTCCAACTGGTGGTTCATAACCCTCTATAAGGTAGTCAGGACCAAATCGAACGAAATAGCGATCTAACCAAGCAGAAGTTACTTCTCTTGGTTCATTCCTGATAAAATCAGGATGAGTTGAATCTACGTTTCTTGTAGTCCAAGACTTCCCTATGTAAGTCACAGTAGGCATTGTAAAACACCTTAAGCGACTATAGCCATAAAGTGTGTTTGACTATTTAGAGTGCCTTCTGCTTGCATAACAATGGTTCCTGTTCCAACACCTGCGTCAACAGTCAAAGACTTTCCTGCCACACCTGAGCCTCCAACAACGATTGCTAAGATTTTACTTGCATCTCCACTAACGGTAAATTCATTGTTATCTTCAACTAGGGTAAAAGTTCCCATAATTAATTTCTGTCCTGCTGTTGCGTTAGTTGTGTTACTGTTCTTTGCTTGGAATCCATCAAGAGCGCCGGGGTATGAGCCTGATGCTGCACCACCGTCTAACCATGAGGTATCGTCTACTGGACTTCCTGCATATAGGTCTAGTTCTAATGTAACGGCCATTACGCCACCGCTTCCTGTACTTCTTGTAAATGTTACTGCCATATTTCATCATCTCCTTGTTTTTCTTTCGTCTCCATCAGGCGAGGTCCCTAATACTACCTTGTGCTCCGAAGAAAGTTGTCCATACTTCACCCATGGTTCGGTATAGACCTTCCTGACCGAGTCTGTTGATTGCGAACGGATCGCCAGTCTCGATACCGGACTCGAAATATTGAGTCGGGATTGCTGTGGAGAAGTATAGGTAGTCCGTGTCTAGCATGTAAATTCTACTAATTCCGTCTTTTTCTACGTCTTTGGATGGAATGATTGGCACTCCATTGTATGTTGCAACAATGAAACCTGCTTCGATACCGGGTACACCCTTTACACCGTTGTAGGTTGGAGTAACTCTCTTTTCCTCCATGAATCTCTGCTGTGCTTGTAGCAACTGTTGTAGACGCATTAGAGTATCATAACCAGTTAGCATAACTTTAGGATTTCCACCACGCTCCCAGATTTGCTGGAAGATAGTGTCTAAGTGGTCAAGGCTGAAAGTTCTACGACTTCCTGCTGCTCTGTCTGCACCACAGTTTACTTCTGCGTTAGACCATGAGTTTGCACTTCTGTCAATACTGTAGATATCTAAATCGTCTGCACCACAGTGGTCAGTACCAGCGCTTGAACCAGTTTCCATAGATGTTAGTCCACCGGATCCTCCACCGTCGTTACCAGTGATTCGGTCAAGTGACTCGAAGTTGTTTCCTGCAACGGTTTCTGAATCAACAAGAAGCATCTTGTTAACCATCTCAGCATGGTGTTTACCCATTTCTTCCTTAAGGACAGAGCGGATATCTCCTAAACCATCGTCCTTGTCAGCAAGGAAGATAGCAACTTCGCTCATGTCGAATGAGTGAGCGATAGTCTTAGGCTTTGCAGCGACGTGCTGGAAGGTAGGCTTTACAGTTTCAGGAAGTGTTCCGTTTTCTGCAATTCCACCATGTAATACACCAGCGTTAGGCTTTGCGGTGATTACTCTCCAACCACTGCGGTCCCATGGACGCTTTGGTAGGATACTGAATGCGTTGAATTCTTGGTTCAACTGAGACCAAACTTTGCGACCGTAGATCGCTTGGTAAGTTCCAGCAGTTGTGGATAGCATTGGGGCATCAGCCTTTAGCAACTCACTGCCAGTGTAGGAGTAACCCATTGCATTTCCAGCGCCATAGTAGTAGCGCTCCATATCTGTGACTGTTCGTACGTAATTTCTTGCCATATTTTTCATCTCCTTATTTTAGTATCTCCACTTATTCGTCCCTAAAGACGCTCCCAGCAAGTTGATGGACTTCTTCCCAAGACATACTTGCTAAATCTGCTGTAGATGGTACTGCTACATCCGAGGACACGGACTTAGCGATTGGTGTACCAGCATCAGTGGAGAGATTGTCAATTCGGTCATTAAGAGCACCAAGAGCCTTCATGACTTCATCAAGAGGACCGCGTGCATCAAAGTCAGCAGCAGCAGCCTTCTGTAGTTCAGCCTGAGTTTCTGATTGGAAGCGCTCTTCAAAGTGCTTCTCTAAGTCACTCTTGTAAGCCTGTTCTGCGCGAGCAGCCTTGTATACTTCGTATGCTGCTTCTAATTGAGATGAATCAACAGCATCAGCAGTGATGAAATCACTCTTCTCAACTTTGCCACCGCCACGAGACAATCCTGCTCGTGCAATAGCGTTAGTAGATGGGGAACCACCTTCTTGTGCTCGACCCTTTACTTGTCCAGCGAAGTAGTTAGCACCGTCTCCGATTGATTCAGGAGTAGAACCAAGGTTTGCTTTTGCTACATCATCGAAATGAGCACGAGCACCATCAGTGTCTATACCATTGGATTTTAGAGTGTTCTCCATCCAGTCAAGGTACTCAGCGGTGATAACATCAGAGTACTCGGACTTTTCTTTGTCGTCCTTGTCCTCATCCTTCATCTTTCCTTCCATCTTGTGTTCTCCGCCGTACATTTTCTCTTCGGATTCATCATCTTTAGATTCATCTTTAGATTTCTTGTTTTTCATATGTTCTTTGAGTCCGGGTGGCATTTCACCTTTCTCCATAGAATCAAGTCGGCCTTCTAAGCGTTCAAGAACGCTACTCATTTGTTCCATTACATCGTCGGTCATTTTTTTCACCTGTTTTTCATTTCTTTTGTCTTCTTTTAAGATTCTAAATGTTGCTTCTGGATTAATTCCTTTTTCGCAGATTGTTACTTCATGTAGTTCGAGTTTTGATATTTCTTGGTAACTTCCGTGTGTATTATCGCTTTTGTTTACTCGCTTGAATGCTTGTCCACCTATGCTGAATCCACGAAGATTTCCTTTTCGTACTTCTGCTGCAACCTCCCTCGCTTTTTCTATATCATTTCTTAATTGTACTACTACGAACATTCCAGCGTCATCTACTTCGCTTTTCCACATTCTCCCGTTGCTGTCCGTATAATTTGGAATTACTTCTCCTACTTGTATATTTGAATGCGCTAATTGTACATTTCTAAATTTTGGATCGGTCATGAATTTCTTGAATGCATCTTTCAAAGCCGAACGCGTTATTAAATCTCCTTGTTTGTCTACAAGTTCCACAGAGGCATATCCTGCAACGACGAGGTCAGACCCCGCCTTGAGCAGTTCAATACCAGATTGCTGTGGTTGTCGTAGCACACTATTCCTCCTAAGCCCATGTTCATGTATATGAATAAAACGGTTTAGTCCTCCCGCATCTCAATTTGATTTTCACCAGACTGCTCTAACATTCTTCTTTTCTTACGCGCTTGTGGGTATTCGCTCTCAGGATCTTCTGTAGGGCGCTCCAACATATCCCAATCAGGCATAGATTGTTCACTTCTTAGTTCAGTAGGCCCCCTTGGAGACTCTATTTGTGCGCCAACGTCAATACCAAGACCCTGAGCGCTTACTCGACCAGTCATCTTTTCTTTCTTTATTCGCTCAGTTAAATCAGTGATACGTGATAACATGTCTAACATTTTCTTTTGTTTTTCAGGTTTGAGAATATTGTCATCATCATCTTCTTCAATAACACCAGCAGACTCTTTTTCAGATGCTTCACGATGTTTAGGGTTAGTCATACTACGAACTTTACCCGCTTCTGGTTTTTCAACGCGATGTTCAAGAACATCCAAATCGAGTCGTTCTAACTTCTTACTAATGAGCACAGAAGCAACATCGTGCCAAATAGGACGCATACTTTCCGCTAACAATATAGGATAATCTGTATTCATTAAAGGAGAAAGCGTACCTTTAGGACTATGTGCCCAATATCCATTTCTTGTTTTCTCCATCTTGTATAGTACATCATCAATTCCATCAAAAGATACTGTGAGCACATCGTCAACTATACTCAAATCATACTTTACTGGTATAATTGGATGAGACTTAGCAAGAAGACCAAGGGACTCTAAACTGGCTGGACTTTCTACATCACTAGCGGCGCGTATAGTATTAGGAGTTACATCATAAATTGTCTTCTCCCCTCTTCTTTTCGCCTTAACTCCTGATACAGATACCCGTACGATGTCCCCTTCTTCAAACGGTTTTGGACTTTTTACAGTACCAACGTCAAGATATGTAGCCCCTTCATGTTCAACACCTCGATTTCCAAGATCGTCTTCATCCACAGGACCCGCACCAAGACGATAAGTGAAAGGACCCTTGCCACGAACATCAAGAATAATGAGTGCTATGTCCTTGTTTTTACGAAGCATAAACCACTTTGGATGACGGCGCTCACCTTTCATGTAAGTTGATTTACCATCCCTTAGCAAAAGTCGAGGGTGCTCTTCCTTTAATCGCTCAACCGCTCCTTCCAGACCACCCTCATCTGTTACAACAGTATCGTCAGGTGCTGGTATGTGTGCAGTTTCGTAACTATCAAACTGTCCACGTAGAACCTTGAGTCTTTCAGGAACTGATAAGTCACTAATGTTAGTACCATCATAAGAAAGAATGTCAAAAATATACAGACTCTTGCCACGTTTTATTGCATCTACAACAAAGTCTTTCTCTGTAAGTTTCTTGAGATGTTGCTGCGAAGCACCGCTCACACTCACATCTTCCGCATTAGAATCATAGGCTGAAATACTATCCCCATCCCTTGTAATTATCAACCTCTTACCTTCGGGGTATGCAGAAACAACCCAGTCACCAGTAAATCCACGGAATGCTTCTAAGTCTTTTAGAGAGAAGAGGCGATGCATTGGTAGCAATGGTGGAGGTCGTGCCTCATCTTCTTTCAATAATAGGTCAGGATTTAACATAATAGCCAAATCATCAGTCTTTAGCATTGCATCTTGATGAGCGGTTTGACCCATTTCGTTAACACGATTTTGATTGTTTACAGTGGAAGTAGGTTGCCAATCCGATGAAATGTATGAATCAGCAAGATTTGAAAAGCGAGGGTCTTGCCAAATAGCCCTCATTGTTTCATTAGGAATACTATGATAAGTTTCAGGTTGCGTGAAAGTTCCAATCACTGGTTTACCGTTTTCATACTCCCAACCAAATGGTGATTGTCCTTCATAACCAAAATCCATAGCAGAAGATGAGCCATACAAGTCTTGAACAGTATGATGTCTGGAAGATGTAGCAGGACCAACTGGAACAGAACCCCATCCAGCAGAAAGTATCTCCTGTCCCTGAGAGACTTGTCCCTCTTCTAAGTCTCCATGACTTACAATAAGATCGTGCATCAAAGATTTAACTCT